AGCGCATCCAGCGTTACGCGTCCTGACGGTACAACTGCTATTCAGTTGGATGTCCCCCGGGCAATCACGTTAACTGTAGCCACCACTAATCAGTCGGGCGTCAACTTCACCATCACTGGATTTGATCAATATGGTCAACCTATGAGCGAGTTGCTTGCCGGTCCGAACAACAACACCGTCACAGGTAAGAAGGCATTCAAGCAAGTCACCAATGTGGCTTGTAGCGGCGCAGTCTCTACCAATGGTGTGTCAGTTGGAACCTCCGATACCTTTGGCATTCCATATCGCGTGACTGACAAGACCTATGTGGTCAACGTCAAGTGGAATAACACCTTGGCCGCTGATGCGGGTACCGTAACCGTAGCTGACACGACGTCGCCCGCTACAACGTCCACAGGCGATGTGCGGGGAACTTATGTGCCATCCTCGGGTGCGTCTGACGGTTCTAAGCGTTTGGTTATGGTCATCGCATTGCCCGCGCTGGCCGCTGGCCCAAGCGCCACGCGCATTGGCGCCGTGGGCGTTAACCAGAACCTCGTAGTCTAAGAATTGGGCGTCCCTTCGGGGGCGCTCCTTTAACACAAAGGAGCAAGCATGCGTCCAATCAAGCTCGGCCCGTACTCGCCTATCACAGCGCTTACTACGGCATTCAACGCGCAAACGTTCACGTCTACAGGGGCTGCAACTGCGCCGACAACCACCGCGACGTCCGACGGACTTGCCCATCAAGTCACGCTGGTTTCGCCCGTGCAGGCCACGCTCGCCGGGGTAACATTCACTATTGTTGGTACTGATGCTGACGGTAATGCAAAGACTGAGACTGGACTGACCGGCCCGGCTAGTAACTCCACCGTCACTACCACAGGGTACTTCAAGACGGTTACTTCCATTCAGCCCTCGGCAACGATGGGCGGGCTGGTAGTTTCTGTTGGTATCGCAGCGCCCTCGCTCACCCCGACTATCCCGCTTGACTGGCGTTCAATAGTTGCAGCCCAGCATCAAGTTGAAATCTCAGGCACTATCAACTACTCCATGCAGGAAACGTTGGACAAGCTGTTCAATGCTAGTGCAGATACTTTGAGCTGGTCAGCAGCCACATCTGCATTCTCAGCCAAGACTGCAACTGTTACCGGACAGGGTTTAGTGGGCGCTACAGGCGCACGGGTGCTTATCAACACCGTTACCAACGGGGCAACCCTAACATGGCGCGTGGTTCAACCTACTCAAATTAGTGGGTAATTGAAATGGCAACTTCCGGTACTGTCGGTCAAACTAGCATCGATGTCACCAACATCGTTGAGCACGCCTACCGGCGGTGCGGGAAGTTGGCGTCCACTATTTCTTCTGAGCTGCAACTGTCGGCTCGGGAGAATCTCTATTTCTTGCTCAGCGACCTTGCCAATCGGGGCTTGTCGCTGTGGTGTGTTGAAAAGCAAATTCTTGGCATGCAAGCCAACAACATCACGTACCCGCTGCGTCAAGGTACAGTCGATGTGATGACCGCGCTTTATCGCACCAAGACAGACCTGACAGGCACAACAATTAGCGGAGCCGGTTGGCAGGGGCTAGACCTCGGGACAGGTAACGAAACCGCTGTCTACAATGCCGCCATCAGCTTTGCAGGGGCAACCGCAGCCACACTGGTGCTTGAGTCCTCTGACGACGCGGTAACGTGGGTGTGGATGGCAGACTTTCCGTTTGCAACGCTTCAACCCGCCAACACTTGGCTATCGGTTGACGCTGACAACAGCCGTCAGGTGCGCTACTGGCGCGTGCGGGACACCTCGGGCACTTTGCCGACTTTGGGCGAGTTGACCTTCAGCAACCTGCCATACGAGATCCCAATGGCGAAGATGTCCAATGACGACTACGCCAGTCTGCCCAACAAAACCTTCTCTGTTCCGGCAGGGTCTAAGAGCTTGCAATATTGGTTCGATAAGCAAGTGGTTCCGCGTATCTGGATTTGGCCCGCCCAACAAGTCAGCACTGATCAAGTAGTGGTGTGGTCACAGCGCCACATTCAAGACGTTGGCGCGCTCACCAACACCCTAGACGTTCCACAACGCTGGCTTGAATCTATCATTTTGCTGCTGGCCTGTCGCTGTGCCGTTGAGTTGCCGGCCGGTGAATTGCCGCAGGGTCGTCTTGAGTATCTTGAGGCTAAGTGTGCCGAGCACCTTGCACAAGCTGAGGATGGCGAGTCTGACGGCTCACCCATTCGCATTGCACCAAACATCGCGGGCTACAACCGCTAGAGCAGGCCATGTCCTTGTATATTAACACTGCCGGTAGGTCGTCTAGAAGCGTGGCGGTGTGCGACCGCTGCCGGATGAAGCTGGCCTATGACGACTTGGCCCCTGACAAGAACATTCCGGGACTGCGGGTTTGTGCCCCGTGCTCTGATCAATTCGACCCTTGGCGCTTGCCAGCTCGGATGAGCGAGCAGATCACCTTGCGCTTTCCCCGCCCAGATGCACCCCTGACAGGGATAGCCACTTCTGAAACAACCACTACTGCTGTTGCTGGTGAGGCAATTGCAGGCGAAGCCGTAGCAGGAACACCATGACAACGACCACTTTTGTAACCGGCGTGACAGTTATTGAAGCAGATTGGCTCAATGATGTTGATGCAGCAACCTACGGGGTTAAGCCTATCGCAACGGGAGGCACCGCGGCTGACAATGCGGCTGATGCCAGAACCAACCTGGGCTTGGGTAACGTCGACAACACCTCAGATGCAAACAAACCCGTTAGCACTGCGCAGCAGACCGCACTGAACCTGAAGGCAAATTTGGCTAGCCCCGCGCTGACAGGCACTCCAACGGCTCCCACCGCCGCAGTGGCCACGAACACCACCCAAATCGCCACGACTGCGCATGTTTTTGCCGAGCGCACAGCTACCGCCACGCTGACGAATAAAACACTGTCTAGCCCTACGATAACGGGCTCGCTGACCCTTCCTGCTGTTACCCTTTCTGGCGCTGTCTCTGGTGGGGCGCAGAACGTGGACAATGTCGTTATCGGAGCTAATACCCCGCTGGCTGGCAAGTTCACCACGCTCAACGGAACATCCACCACAGACGCATCAGTATTGGGAACAGCAGGAACTGTTTTAGCTGGCGGGTTGTCGGTTGCCAAGCAGCATATCAATGGCAGCAATATTGTGATGCCCAAGACTTCGGGTGTTGGTATCAAGATTGATACGGCCACCCCGGCCTTTGGTTATAAAGATTTGCTTGGACCAATCGATGTAAAAGGAGCTGGCGCGAATGATCCAACTTTTGCTACCATAACCGGAACAGCGCTCTCAGCTCATTCGTTCTCGGCTTCTGTCATGCAGCAGGCTTGGATTGTGTTCCATATTCCGCATGATTATGTTCCCGGAACAGACATCTACCTGCACATGCATTGGCTTAATGCTGCGGCAGCTCCCAACACTGGAAACGTGATTTGGGGGTTCGAGTATTCTTACGCAAGAGGCTACAATCGAGAAGCCTTTCCCGCCACCTCAACCGTGACTGTAACACAAGCTTGCCCAGCTACTCGATACCAGCATAATATTGCTGAGACTGCGGCAATAACTATTGCAAATTGCGAAGTTGATGGGCTACTTATGGTTCGAGTGTACAGAGATGCGGCAGCAGGTGGAGACACCTGCACTGATGCGGTGTTCGGATTGACTGCGGACGTACATTACCAGTCCACCAACTTGACCACTAAAAACAAGAATTTCCCCTTCTACTCATAAGGTGTTAATATGACCGGCTACTCAGACGTTTTTGGGGGTTCTTCGGTTCAAGCGGCAGATGTCCAGTTCCGCGCGGTAGCGCTGTCAACTAGCATCTACACAGTTTGGCCTGCGTTTGCCACAACGGGCAACGAATGTGCCCGTATCATGAAGGTGACTCCTAGTGCGGGGTCACTGGCTGTCAACCTGCCAGACGCTACGCTGACCAGCAACGGGATGGATGTGCTGTTCGACAACCCCGGAGCGTTTGCCTTCACGGTCTACGACTATGCAGGCGGAACCGTTGCTACCGTCTCCCCCGGCGAAGTCAAGTACCTGTACCTGAGCGACAATTCAACGGCCGCTGGAACATGGCGCGTGACGCTGTTTGGGGTGGGTACATCGTCCAATGATGCAGCCCAACTTGCCGGCTATGGTCTGAAAGCTATCTCCAGCACCTTGAACACCGCAGCTGTGGTTACCGAGATTTCTGGTAACACGACCGTCACCTTGGCCGACCGTTCCAAGGTGTTTGTGTGGACAGGCGGCTCGGGTACGCTCACGCTCCCGTCAACATCAGGATCTACTAGCGACTTCGCAATCGAAGTTCACAATCAAGGTTCGGGCACGCTAACAATCGCCACTACAGGCGGAGTTGTTATTGATGGGTCTTCAACCATCTCCCTAATCGTCACCGAATCATGCTTTGTCCACATGGGTTCGACTGACTGGTACACGGTGGGTCGGGGGCGCAATACGCAGTTCAACTTCACACAGCTGAACAAAGTGGTGACTGGTGGAACGACAAATTTGTCGCTGACTGAAGCCTCTAGTGTGGTGCAAACCTACACTGGTGTATTGCTGTCCAACCAAACCGTGAATCAGCCTGCTGTGGTTCAAGTCTACTATGTCAGCAACGCCACTACCGGAGCCTACACGTTGACCTTTGGCTGCGTGGCCGGAGGCACAACCGTTGGGGTTACACAGGGGCAAGCGGCAATTCTGTTCTGTGACGGCACAAACGTTATCAACGCAAACACCTCATTATCTGGCGGTATCGCAACAATTATCTTTGGTGCAGGCTCTGCTTCGACCCCGTCTGTAGCGCTGTCCACGGCTTCAACCGGATTCTATTCGTCCGGGTCAAATGAAATTGGGGTAGCCAATAACGGGAACTACTCAGGCAAGTTCACCACCGGTGGATTCAAGACTGAAGTAACTGGCGCTGCCGCGCTACAGGCCATCTCATCTGGCGGAACAGCTTCTATAGTTATTGATCGCCCTGCCGGAAATATTGGTTCTTTGCGCATGCGCACTGCAACCGTAGACCGCTGGGCGCTGGAGGCTACTTCAACAGCTGAAGGTGGGTCCAATGTAGGTAGCAACCTTGCACTGAACGCCTACAATGATGCTGGCGTATTACTGGGAACAGCATTCACGATCCCGCGTAGCACGCAGATTGCCACTTTTACTCAGCCTCCCGTGATGTCGGGGGCGTCTATAACGGGCGTCCCAATATCCACCGGAGTGTCGGGACTTGGCACGAACGTAGCGACGTTCCTGGCTACACCATCAAGCGCGAACCTTGCTGCAGCGTTGACTGATGAAACAGGAACTGGTGCTAATGTGTTCGCCACCTCTCCGACACTGGTAACACCTGTTTTGGGTACACCAACAAGCGGAACCCTGACAAACTGCACGGGCTTGCCTGTTGCGACAGGTATCTCTGGACTTGGTACGGGAGTTGCGACGGCTCTTGCTGTCAATGTTGGCTCTGCTGGTGCTCCTGTGGTCAATGGAGGCGCATTGGGTACTCCTTCCAGCGGAACAGTGACGAACCTGACCGGCACAGCGTCAATCAACATCAACGGTACAGTTGGCGCTACGACTCCGACAACTGGGGCTTTCACTACGCTGACAACCTCAAGCACCGCCGCAGTTGGAGGCTCAGCAGCTACCCTTACAGCACTGACGGTCAACGAAAGTAGTACGTATGGAATTGTGCATACCGACGGCGCGCAGGCATTCGCGTGGCGTATTGAAGGAACCAGCTATAAACTTAGCGACCGTACCGCCGCTGCAGATAAGATGGAAATAGGTGCTACCGGAACAACGGTGACTGGCGCTTTGAATGCACTTGGAAACTTGAGTGCAACTGGTAGCCTGTCGGTAGGTACTACTAGCACTGTGGGTGTAGTGAAATTGGCCCGATTTACAGATGGCGCTTACGTTGGTGAATTGAGGCTATCTGGAACAGGTACGAGCCCGGCCATGGAGCTTTACAACGGGGTTGCCTCTGCAACTAATATCTACTCGGCTGGTGCAGTGGTCGGAGCGTTTACCGGAACTGGACTTGCAGTAACCGGGACGTTGAGTAGCACCGGCACCACAACCGCCGCAGCATTCATCCCATCATCTTCGACCGTCCCGACGAACGGCATGTACCTCCCGGCAGCGAATACGCTGGGGTGGGCGACTAACAGCACTGGAGTGATGCGTCTGGATGCCAGCGGAAATCTTGGCATTGGTGTGACTCCCAATTCAAGGCTGCATGTCTACGAAAGTAACGCCTCTTCCGGGACATCAAACGGAATAACCATTGAGCAGGGTTCTACTGGCGATGCAGAGCTTCAATTCCTGCTTACTGGCGTCCAGCGCTGGGCGATGGGTATTGATAACAGCGATTCGGATTCGTTCAAGCTGAGTACGTCAGCAGATATTGGGACCACCCCAATATTGAGCGCAACAACTGGCGGTGCAATTGGGCTAAAAGGGGCCGTCACAAATGCGTCAGGCACAGGTATCACGTTCCCGTCTACCCAATCTGCAAGCTCTGACGCGAATACGCTGGATGATTATGAAGAGGGGGCGTGGACTCCTGCAATTACATTTGGTGGAGCTGCTGTTGGGGTGACCTACACAACACAGAGCGGAACTTACACAAAGATTGGAAACTTGGTAACGGTTACTTACGATCTAATTCTGTCCGCAAAAGGTTCATCTACTGGTGCGGTTCGGATTACGAACCTGCCATTTACATCTAAGTCTGGGATTACACAAGCGGTCCCGCAGCCGTTTTCAACAGGCATCGTTACCGCTACAAGCGTTGGCGGATACATCACAACAGCAGACACCTCCATTCAGTTGCAGAATTCCATCACTAACTATTCCTCAGCGCTGCTTGACTCAAATATCTCAGCTACTACGCGCTTTGCCGGATCATTTTCGTATCTAGTTTAAGGAAACAACATGTCACTCACAAAACGCATTTTTGTCGATCAAACGTCCGTGGACGAGCACGGAAACATCTCAGTCCGCACCGCTACGGTGATCGAAGACGATGGAATTGAGATCTCCCGCGCCTTCCATCGAGCGGTGTTGGAGCCTGACGCGGACACCAGCGGGCATGAGTCCGTGGTGCAAGCCATCTCTGCAGCCGTGTGGACACCTTCAGTTAAGGCGAAACACGCAGCAAAGAAAGCCGCCAAAGTGCAATGAACCCAATCCTGAAAGCTCTGGTCTGGCTGGACGTACAAGTCTTACGGCTTGTGACGCTCGGTCGCGCTCGCCCAAACGAGACTATCAGCGCGGCAGCTTGGAGCTTGTACTGTGATGGAAAGTGGCAGGGTAAGGTGTTGGTTCCCATAATCGACACGCTGTTTAAGCCTTTCATGAACGACCACTGTCGTAAGGCGTGGCTATGGCAGAAGGATATTTACAAATGACGCCTACCCCTGATCCACTGCCGGAGCGCAGACAAGAGACAAGCGTGCTTCTGGCATTGGTTCAGACGGTTCACGACGATGTGAAAGACCTTCACGACAAAATCAACGAACTGGACGGTCGCCTTAGCAGGCACATGACCGACGAAACAATGGAATTAGCTGCTGAGATAACAAAGCTGATGGCTGACGCGTTCCCAGAAGGAGACCCCAAGGGCCACCGCAAGCACCATGAAGCCATGATTGCTAAGGCCGAAGCTCGTGCTGCGTTCTGGAAGAAAATGCTGGAGGAGATAAGTAAGTACGGCTTACTTGGTTTCTTGGTCTGGCTTGCCACTACGGCATGGTCAGCATTTTTACAGGGGCCTCACAAATGATCACTCTTGAACAGTACGTTGGTCCGTACCGAATGTCATCTGACTGGACCGAAGCCCGGCAAATGAATGCGCAGAAGCTGCTGGCAGCTTGCTTCCTGCTTAGCGGGTTCATGGAAGACGATGGAATTGTCTTCAAAATAAACCCAAACACCAAGACACAAGTAAGCGGCCGGGGCAATGGAGGTTTCCGCCCGCAATCCTGCCCGATTGGTGCGCCACACAGTAACCATAAGGAAGGCAAAGGGGTTGATTGGTTTGACCCTGATGAACAAATAGACAACTGGTGCATGCATCACCAAGACATCCTGCAAGCTTGTGGTATTTGGATCGAGCATCCAGACGCTACGCCGGGGTGGTCTCACTGGCAGTGCGTTCCTCCCGGCTCAAACCACAGGGTGTTCATGCCATGAAAGATCATTGGGCATTGCTAGGCTTCTGGTTGCCGGTAATCGTGATTACAGTTGCGTCGTACTTGGCGCTGATAACTTGGGTACTACTATGAACTGGCTGACTGCACTCAAAGCCCTTGCCCCCACTGTGGCAACCGCGCTTGGAACTCCACTCGCAGGCATAGCAGTTGCTGCTATCGGCAACGCTCTTGGGGTGGATTCGCCTACACAAGACAAGATTGCCAAGGTGTTCACCTCGGGCCAATTGACGCCAGAGGCACTGGCCAAGATTCAAGAGCTTGAGCTTGATTACCAAAACCAAGAAAAAGAACGCGGATTCAAGTTCTCTGAACTAGAGTTCAAAGACCGCGACAGCGCCCGCAATATGGCCATCGCCACGCATAGTCTCACCCCATCGATTCTCACATGGATGGTGGTTATTTTGACTTTGCTCGCTGAGGGTGCGCTGTTGTTCAATCAAGTGCCTCCGGGTGCTGATCCAATTATAATTGGGCGCGTCTTGGGCACAATGGATAGCGCGCTGGTGATGGTGCTTTCCTTCTGGTTTGGCAGCAATTCCAACAGCCAGCGTAAAACCGAGTTGCTGGCGCAAGCGCAACCGCTAAAGTAAGGGGAACAAGATGGCAGTCATTCAACCTTGGAGCGAAGGCGCTCTTGAGACCATTTACGCAGATGCGGCCGCACGCGCCGCTGCGCAGCATACCCCGCTTGAGCAACAACTGTTAGCCTACGCTCGGCAGCTTGGAATAAGCAACTCGGTGTTTGATCAGTATATGGGTCAGGCTCCGGGTACTGCTGATGCATGGGCCGCAAGTCAGCCTGCGCCTGTAGCTCCACAACCCGCGCCAGCCCCGGCGGTTCAAACTCCTGCACCGGCCCCAGTTGCGCCTCCTGCTCCGGTAGCTCCCGTGGCACCGCCTTCTGCGGTATCTGCTCCTGCAGCTCCAGTCCCGGCTGCGCCAGCAATTCAGCCGTTGTCTGAGGCTGACCGTGCTTCGGTTATTCAGCAAGCTCAAGCCATTGCAGCCCAGCAGAATATCACACCCGAGCAAGCCCTTTACAACTATGCACAAAGCCAAGGCTTGAGCAATACGGCCGTTGATACTGCGATGGGGTGGCCTGCTGGAACTACCCAAACTTGGGCTGTTCAAAATGGTCAAGCCCCGGCCCCACAAGGTAACTCAGTCCAGACCCCGGCAGCTGCCCCGTCTCCGGTACCTGCAGCGGTTCAAACTCCTGCACCAGCTCCGGTTGCGCAGACGCCCGCAGTCCAGCCGCTGTCAGAAGCCGACAAAGCCTCCGTTATTGAGCAGGCCAAGCAAGTTGCAGCCGCGCAAGGTATCAGCCCGCAGCAGGCCTTGTACAACTATGCGCAAACCAACAATATTAGCTCCCCCCAGGTTGACTTACTGATGGGTTGGCCCACGGGTACAACGCAAAGCTGGGCTGTACAAAACGGGCAAGCACCCGCTCCGCAGGGTAACTACACCTTCAACATAAACAACCAGCTGCCTGCTGCTCCGGTTACGCCAGCAGCGCCTGCGGTAACCGCCCCCGCCAAAACACCAGTGCAACCGCTAGATGCCGCCACACGTGCATCTGTCATCCAACAAGCGCAGACGATTGCCGGGCAGCAAAACATAACGCCTGAGCAGGCGCTGTACAACTACGCCAAGACCCAAGGTATCGACAGTGCAGACGTGGACACTTATATGGGTTGGCCTGCAGGCACAACGTCGGCATGGGCTACTAAAAATGCAGCTCCCGCGCCGGTTAAAACAGCCGCTGAGCTCAAGCAAGCTGTGGCCCCTGCGGGGGTGTACGGCTTAGATCCCGCTGCCCGCGCGTCCATCATCCAGCAAGCAACGGACATTGGTAGGCTGCAGGGAATTAGCCCGGAACAAGCGTTGTACAATTACGCTCAGACGCAGCACCTCAGCAACGCGGACGTTGACACCTATATGGGCTTCGACCCGGGAGCCACAGCGGCTTGGGCGGGCACGCATCTACCAGCTCAAACAGCCCCCGGCGCACTGTCCCCGGTTGTTCCGGCCGCCACCACGCAAGCCGGACCATTGACCACAGCAAACCCGGCTCCGTATCAACCGCAGTACAAAACTCCGGCATTCAATGCTCTCTACAACAATCAGCAACAGCGCATGAGTTCAACACCGCCTAAGTTTAACTTTCAGCAACCTGAGCAACCGGGGGCGCTCACTAATGTGATCAGCGCAACTTAATCATGCAAGACTTCACCTACACCCAGCTGCAGACGTTGATTCCGCAATACGCGGAACGGTTCGACTCCGCATTTGCTGATCAAGTACCTAACTTCATCGCATTGGCTGAGAATCGCATTGCCACAGACATGAAGCAGCAAGGCTTTCAATCTGTGGTTACTGGCACCTTGCCCCTGACAAGCAGTATGCCAAAGCCTTCGTTCTGGAAGGAAACCATCAGTTTCATGTACACCAATGCGTCAGGTGAAAGCACTCCGCTGTTTCTTCGCCCATTGGAGTACTTGCGAAACTATTGGCCTAACCCGACGCTTACAGACACTCCACGCTTCTACGCGGACTATAACGCTACGCACTTCCTGTTTGCTCCGACTCCTTCGGCCGCGTTCACCTTCGAGCTAGTCTACTACGCGCGCCTGCAGCCATTGAGCGCCACCAATGATAGTAACTGGATGACACTAAATGTCCCGCAGGCACTGTTTGCAGCGTGCATGGTTGAGGCGTGCCGATTCATCAAAAACACTACTCGTCAAGCGGTGTGGGAAGATGCCTACACCTCCGCAAGCAACAGCCTGAAGAGCGAAAACTCCGAGCGCCAAGCCGACCGTACAACCGTTTTCACAAGGCCCTAAGCCATGGATGACATCTATGCCTTCAAGTCATTGACCGGCATCCGTCGTGATGGTACGGATCTTGATACCGCCTACTTCTCGGACGGGGAATGGGTGCGTTGGTATCGCGGGCGTACTCGCAAGATGGGCGGCTACCGATCCATGTCACACCACGTCAATCACCCCGTTCGGTCGTTATTCCTTGACAGCCGCAATGGGATCAACTCTACCCATCTGTTTAGCCAGTGGGGTGTGCAGCGCCTGACCTTTGACAGCACAGGCGCTGGCGTGAATATTGAGGATCGCACACCAATCGGATTCACGACGGACTCTACGCTCACTTGGTCTCAGGCTGCGATGTATTCCAGCACCGGGGGTGCCTACTCGGCTATCATCGCGGCGTCCAGTCCCGACGTGCTGGACATTTCCAGCGACTCAACAGGCTACGTGTACGCTGGGAATATTGCTTCCAACGATCCGTTGACGAAAGTGGCGGACGGTTCTGGCGATATTCGCACCAGTGGCGGCGTTTGCGTCTTGCAACCCTTCCTATTCGTCTACGGCTCCAATGGTCTGATTCGCAACAGCAACGCCAATGACTTCTCCACCGCTACTGGCTGGACTACGGGCGGAGCCAACCTTGCTGTCAGCAACAATGTGGCTGGAACGAAAATCATCCACGGTGCCCCGTTGCGTGGCGGAGGCCAGTCCCCTGCTGGTCTATTCTGGGCGCTGGATTCATTGATCCGTGTCTCATTTACGGGCGGAACTGGTATTTGGGCCTACGACACGCTGGCTTGCCCGACTACCATCTTGAGCAAGAAATGTGTGGTTGAACATGATGGCAAGTTCTTCTGGCCTGGCACTGACCGCTTCCTGTCCTATACGGGTGTAGTGCAGGAGATCCCAAACCAATTGAATCAGAATTATTTCTTCGACAACCTGAACTATGCCCACCAGAACAAGGTGTGGGGTACAAAGATTGCTAAATGGGGTGAGATTTGGTGGTTCTACCCGCGCGGCACAGACACCGAATGCGGAGACGCGATTATTTGGAACTACCGCGAAAACACTTGGTATGATGCGTCCAAGAAGAGGACTGCTGGCGCACCTACCGGCATTTTCAGTTTCCCGGTGTGGGCGGGCGATGAAGATCCAATTGAGACGCAGCTGCTGAAAACCGGCATCCGCTTGACTACCAGCGCAGCAACGCTAGCAGGTTCTCCCGTGCTGACATTTACTTCTACGACTGGAATTGTGGATGGTATGGTTGCTAGCGGTGACGGCATTGTCTACGGTTCAACGGTTCTATCGCACACGGCGACGCAGATAACCCTGAACACCAATACAACCGGCGTTGCTAAGGATGTCACCTTGAGCTTTACTAGCATGACTACCGGGTTTGTTGAGGGTTATACCGTAACGGGTGGAACCTCAGGGGCTACCGGCACGGCATGCAAGGTTTTGACCACAAGCATCAACGTCAAGGACGTATCTGGCACTTTTGTCAGCGGTGAGACTATAACCGGCCTGTCCTCGGCAACCGCTATCCTGCAAGCGACCCCTGTTGACCAGACTCTGGTTTGTCAGTATCAACACGAATACGGTTGGGACAAGACGGTTGAGCAGGTTACCACGCCTGTGGTAAGCTCCTTCACCTCGTGCAACTTCGGCATAGCCGTAGGTACTCCGTTTGACGATGCGCCCAAAGCAGTGGATGTAATGACCCGGATTCAGCGTATTGAGCAAGACTTCAACCAAGCCGGGGACATCTCATTGGACGTCATTGGTAGGTCGTTTGCGCAGGACCCCGATGTGTTGCTCAACACCTACACGCTTACCCCAACAAGTTCTTTTCAAGATACAGTTGATCAAGCGCGGATTTTGAAGCTAAAATTCACCTCCAACGCGCTTGGAGGTTTTTATGAACAAGGGCAAATGATGGTCAAGATTTCCCCCGGCGATGAGCGGTCAACCAAATGATAGCGGCAACATCTTTTCTCCCTGAGCCGAAGGGCTTGGACTTCGTGCTGTGGGGATCAATTGTTGCTGAGCAACTTGCCCAGTACGGTGTGGGTGTCCCTTATAATGAGGATAGTTGGAAAACGTGGGTGTGTGCGCTGTTTTATGTGCCTGAACTCGTTGCGATGAATATCCCTTCGGCTGACAACTTTGATAGTTGGGAGCCTTGGGCGGATCAATTTATTGGATCAGTGAGGTGAAATGATGGCAGACGCCTATAGTGAAGGTTACGGGTTTGACACTGGCCCAAGTATCCCGGACCCGCGCAGCGAGGGGTTCCCTATCGCTTCAGACACTGTCCCCGATATTGTTGACATAATCAACCAGCAAGCGCCACAGGTAGTAGGCTCTGACCCGAGTTTTGACCCCACACAGTCGGTGCTTGACTATATGTCCGCGCACCCTGACTATCAATTCAATCTGAGCGGAAATGACACGCTTGATAAAATAAAAAAGGTTGCCGACACGTTAGGGTTGACAAACAAAGACGGCACCTACGACTGGAAGAAGATCATTGGGCTTGGCGCTGCAGGCATCACCGCCTTTGACACGCTGAACCGCAAGACTGTTCCAGTCAAGACGGCCACTGAGCTTGCAGGGTCATTACCAAGCAATGCGCCCCCCGCCTTCAGTCAAGGCGCTCTGTCCGCTATGCAGGTACCGCTGAAAGCAGGTAACCAACTCCAGCGCCAGCGCGCTGTGGATATGCCTTCAGCCCTTGTCCCCGGTATCAGAACCTATGCTGAAGGTGGCGAGGTTGCCGGCCCGTTGAGCCAAGGCTTCGTCTCTGGCGGTGCTGGCGGTGGCCAGGACGACATGGTCGAGGCACGGCTATCCCCCGGTGAATACGTTTTTGATGCTGAGTCAGTCTCCATGTTAGGTGACGGTGACAACGCGGCCGGAGCGCGAAAGCTAGACGAACTCCGAGCTGCTATGCGTGCACATAAGCGGTCAGCTTCTCCCGATGAAATTGCCCCTAAGTCGCTCGGACCACTTAGCTACATGAAAGGCGGACTCAATGGCTGATCTTACCGCGGGCGTACAAGCGCCCCCAACCGATTCCAATCAAGCGGTCAATCGTGATCTTCCTGCTTGGTACCAGCAGTATACCGCTAATCTGGGAGGACAAGCTGCAGGGCTTGCGCAAACCCTTAATCAGCAACCGCTTCCGGCAGCAAGTGTGGCGGGCTTTAATCAGGCCCAGCAGCAGGCGTTTTCGCAGGTTGCCAATCAGCAAGGACAAACCCAGCCCCAGATGCAGCGAGCGCAAGGGCTATTGGGCGAGATTGCACCTACGTCGTCAGCAATGGTCGATTATGCGCAAGGCGCGGTTGGCGGTCCGGCAATGGAAACGGGTACGTCAATTCAACCTTGGGCACAAGGTGCTCAGGACGCAGCTTCAGGCAGCGCGCAAGAGTGGACGGCAAATTACCAAAAGTACATGAGCCCCTACACTTCGCAAGTTGTGGACAATATTGCGCGCCTAGGCAAGCGTAACTTTGAAGAAAACATCATGCCGGGAATCAACACCTCGATGATTGGTGCTGGGCAATTCGGATCTACCCGCAATGCGGACATCTTGAGCCGTGCCGGGGTACAAGCCGCTAATGATATCACTGGCCAGCAGAGTAATGCGCTTCAGGCGGGATACAATAGCGGGGCTGGGATCTTTGCGGCAGACGCGGCTCGTCGTCAAGCACAACAGCAGATGCAGGCTCAAACCGCTTTGTCTGGTGGCAACTTGATGCAAGGTGCTTTGAGCGCAGATGCCGCGCGCCAACAACAGCAACAGCAGATGCAAGCGCAGACAGCCTTGTCAGGCTCGGGTGCAGCCACAAGCGCGTTGAACACCGCCGCGCAAGGCATCGGCGCACTAAGCCAGCTTGGCCAGACTATGCAGAACACCGATACGCAGTCGCTGCTCAACGTTGGTAATCAACAACAAGCATTGCAGCAGAAAGCACTTGACACGGCACTTTCAAATGCCAATCTTGCACGCACCGACCCGTGGACGCAGCTCAAGAACCAGCAGGAGATCATGCAGGGGGTACAGCTCCCAACGCTGACCACTTCGGCCACCAGCGGGGCATCTGGGGTCTACAGTCCCGGCGCTCTGACAGCAGCACTTGGTGCTCACTACCTTGCGCAAGGTCTGAATTCAGATGGCTCCACCCCCAAGCCCGGCACTCAGCCACATTAAGGAACAATCATGGCTCTTTCAAGCGGATTTTCCACAACAGCTCAGATGCTGACCCCCGCCCAATTGGCGCTGATTGAAGCTGACTATGCTAAGAATCCGAACCTTGACGGCGGCCCGCCAACGGTCAGTGTCAACGGCCAGCGCGGTGCGTTATACGCAAGCGATAGCGCCCCTGTGGACGACACGCTCATCGGTCCGATAGGGCTACCTCCAGCAGCTGCAGCTTTAGAGGAGTCACGGTTGGGTGCTCTAAGTCGGGCACAGAAAACGCCTGATGAAGCTCCAGCCGGAGCGTTGAGCAGGGTAACGGCTACGCCGCGTATAGCTCAGCCCGATATTGCTGCAATGCTCAAGCAGTACATGCCTGAAGACAATTCGCAGTCGCATTACTTGGCGTTGGCACAAGGCTTACTGGCCCCCACAAAGACCGGGGCCTTTACTGAGCAGCTATCTAATGTGACGGCTGCAATGCAACAGCAGAAAGCTGAGCAAGAAAAGACTCGCGCTCACTACATTCCCCTGATCATGCAGCAAGTGGCCGCACAACAGGCGCGCGATGAACAGAATCAGTATCGTATGGAAGCCCAACAGCAAGCAATTGCTGCGCAGCAATTTGCAGCTAAGCAGTCACAGATTGAACGCGCGCATCAAAATGATCTGCAACGCCGAAGCATGGAGGCAATGAATAATGCAAATATTGCATCACGCGAATCTATTGCATCAGGTAAGCAGGTCGCTACAGCTGCAGCAAATGCCCCTGAGGTGATCGAGCCAATCACTCCTGTTTTAGGTGTTCCGACTCCGACTATCACACCTTGGGCAAATCAGTCAAATCCAAAGGATGCCAATAAAGTTCGCGCTGCTGAAGTTGCCCGGGGGATGAAAGAGATTGAAACAGATGCCGACAACGCCAAGAAACTGCTGGGCACCGCTCAAGAAGCCCAGCGCTTCATGGAATTGAACGCTAAGAAAGGTACCGGCGGAGTCAGCGATAAATTTGCACCGGGGCAATTCATTCAGTCGTTTGGAAATGACTACGCTGAAATGCAGAGTATCACCTCGCGCTTAGTTCCCGGCATGCGGGAAGCCGGGTCTGGTAGTACCTCAGACTTTGATGCCAAGATGTTCCAACGCGGAACGGTCGGTGTCGATAAGCCGAAAGAAACCAATGACGTGATCGCTCAAGGTTACATCAGCAAGGCGAAGCTTGCTCAGGATTATGCCGACTTCCGGGCCACTTACCTTGAACAAAACGGCACCCTGCAAGGCGCGAATAAACACTGGTCTGATTACGTCAATTCCAACCCAATCTTTGATAAAGCCTATCATGAAGTTCCAAGACTAAATGATAAACGTGTTCCTTGGCGCGACTACTTTGCGGCCAAAGTCGGCATCGGCGGAAAGACTGCGCCGGGAGTCGCACCAACGGATATATTGTTGCAAGCTGACCAAATTGTGAAAGGTGGTCGATGATGGCAACCGCTGAAGAATATGCAGGTTGGATTGTTGCAAACGCGGATAAAAAAGGCACCCCCGAGTTTGAGACAGTTTCGCAAGCCTATCAAATAGCACGCAGTCAAAAGCCGCAGGTTCAAAACGCGGAACCCGCTAAGCCTGCCACATATGACCCAACTGAAGGAATGTCAACTTTTGACAAATTCATGGCCGGTGCGGGCAAGGCAGTCTATGATGTGGGTCGAGGGATTGGGCAGTTGACCGGGCACGTCTCAAATGCTGACATCGAAGAGTCTCGCAGGTTAGACAAAGCGTTGATGAATACAACCGCAGGGACGGTGGGCAACGTTGCTGGAAGCATCGCAACCGCTCTACCCACAATGCTTATCCCTGGCGCAAACACTATAACTGGTGCCGGGGTTATCGGTGCAGGAATGGGGCTATTACAGCCTTCCACCAGCTCAAAAGAAGCTGCTCTGAATACGGTGCTGGGTGGAGCAGGTGGAGCTGCAGGGCAAGCGGCCGCTCACGGTTTGAGTTCGCTTGCGCAAAACATAGGGTCAGCCGTTACGCAAGGTCAAAGAATCTCAGCTCAAGGTGGGCAAAACCTAGGCATGCGGCTGACCCCGGGCAAAGCCAGCGGTAGCACTATATTGCAGAAAATAGAAGCCGCTGCTGAATCCAACCCGATAACATCGGGCGGGTTTGATGCACTAAAAGAAAACAACCAAAGAATATTGAACCGCGCAGCGGCTAGGGCCATTGGTGAAAATGCAGATGAAGTAAGCACCCCGATCATTGAACGGGCGTCAACTCGGCTAGGTAACGTTTTTGACAGCGTTGCTGATAGAACACCGACAGCTTTTGACCCTGCAACCGCCCCGGTACGATTGAGAACACTCATTCAAGACACCGAAGGAATGATTGGAAACAACGCGTCCCTCGCTGATAACCCGCTGATCAACAGGCTTGATGATTTTATTTTTAACGGCGGTGCAACGCGTGAACAATTGCGCGACTTGTCAAGCAAACTGGGCCGCGCCGCAAACAACAATTTGAAGTCGCCAAACGGCGACCGTGAGTTGGGGTCAGCCTTATTTTCTGCACAAGATATTGTTGAAGACGCTATTCAAGGCTCCTTGTCACCGGCACAACGCGCAGCGTATCAAGAGGCGCGCGGACAATATAAAAACTTGATGAATTTAACTTCAAATACAAATGTGGTTAATCCGTCAAGCGGGAATGTCAGCGGTAGAAACTTAGCGTCAACCTTGATGCGCAAAGACCGAGGCGGTTTTACACTGGGTAGAAACGGCTCTGACATGTACGCGGCGGCCCGATTTGTGCAAGCGCATCCTGATATTGTCGGGAACAGCGGAACAGCTACTCGGTCAATGGGACCTACCGACTACCTAGCCGCGTTGCCCGGAGGCGTACTCTCACGCCTCTACTTATCACGCCCCGTAGCCGCTGCAGCTAGCGCAGGCACAGGGTTGGCTGGAATAACTTCACGATTAGCGGAACCTATTGTCAGCCGCACAGCAACCCCGGTGGGAGCGCTGAGTGCTATAGGTCTAGCAAAACAACAGTAGCACTCACTTCTGAACCCGCATAGGGCACTTGTCGGCTACGAATTCAGGAGGCTGAAATGCCCCCGGCTTCGGCTCTTCAATGTGCCTAGCGCAAGTCTTACATTGCGGATGATCCGGTTTTCCGTTGCAAAGGACACGTTTGAGTGGCTGTGCGCTCATGATAACGCCTCAATAATACCAAGAACACAACAAGCCGTCAGCGTGAAAAGTGCCAACATAAAGCAAACAAGCGGAGTTACCACTCTGGAGATGAATACTGCTGCGCAGATAAGCAGGAAGTGCTCTGATTTCATTGCCCGGACCTCTCAAAAATCTGCATCTTGCACATCTCCAGCGCGCCGATCATCTCCATGTTGGAGTCCAGCTTAGAACCCCTGAAGTGCGTGGCTTTGCCTTTAAATCCAACGATGTAAACTTGCTCAAAATCTTCGTCTATCGCTTCCATCAGAATGTCACGCACGCCGTTGCGGTCAAGCGGGATCGGTTTTACAACTTTCATTTCAGCTCCAGGTTGGTTAAATCAACGCGAGATATCACGGGTCGGTCCCTTAAGGCGGATTTCAAGTAAGATGCCGTAGATACAGGTTCTCCGTCCGTGTTGAAGCCTACGCAGTGGGCGCCGTTCGTACTCACGGCCACAACAAGCCAAAAGTCTGTCCCTGGCGTCTTGCGCCCACCTTTAGCAGGGTATACATTGCCCGGGAGTACATCAGATGTTTGATGCAACTGTGTGAGCAGTGCTTTGTTGATTTTCATCATTCTTCTCCATTCAAAATTCGGTCATGCAGAACGATACCGCGACATCGGTACAGCAGTTGCATACGTTTGCGCTTCTTCGCGTTGGGGTGCCAGTGCCATAGCTCCGGATTCCAGATGTATAAGACTGTGAAGGCGCGCCACCATAGAGCGTTCATGGACAACCCTTCATAACCCATTCGCGTAGGGCCTTGGATAGCACTACCTGTCGAACAGGCACTGTCAACGCGCGTAATTGTTCTGACACCTGCGAAGAAAGGCGCAGGGTTACAACCCGATGCATGTGCGTAAATTTACGCCTTCTGTTGCGCATCTTCATTTGGCAAGCTCCCTGATTGCTGTAGCGCAAATGCGTAATGGTCGTTCGTTATCCCAGTTGTCGTACCCTGATTCACACGCCTTCGCAGCCTCTTCCAGTGCCTGCTTGCGGCACAGCGCTCCGTATTCGCGCGTCTTGCGTTGCAGGGTGCCAATATCCATCGAATCAAGTTCTGGCAGCGGTGGCAGGTTCATGGTTTCTCCCCCAGTGCAGCGCGATATTTGATGCATTCCTTCGGGATGCTCGTCCAGTTGCATAACACTTCGCCAGACCCCGCATTTCCTGAACTCATTGCGAGCACAAGATCATCGGACGTTTCAGACACGACAAGGCCTACGGTCGTTATTTCTCTGCCGGCCCATCCGGTCATGTCATTCAGATGCTGCCAGCCACCCAAGCTGACGCTATCTCGCCATACAACAAGCTCTATTTGTCGCACGATTTCTCCCCCAGTGCAGCGCGGGCTTTTACCCCTGCGGCGCTAATTCGATCAAGCATGTGTTCAGCCTGCATTACAGTGGTCGGAACTCCGTTGCTGAACCGCACTGCGTCCATCACTTCCTGAAGTGCAGCACGCAGCCTCTTGTTCTCACCGCGCAATATGTCAAGCGCTTCATCGCTCAGGGGTGATGCTTCAAGGGCGCTGATTTGGTCCATCAACTTGTATCGCTGGTCAAGCAGTTCTTTGTTGTTGCGTAGGATTGCGGCGTTCTCAGCCCTGAGTTCGTTAATCTCGGCTTGCATTCCATCTAGCGCAGCATCTAGCGCATCACGGCGTGCCCAGTGTTCTTCACGTCCACCAGCCATTCGGTAGGATTCGATGGCTTTCCAGAGATCGTTTTTGATCATTTCAACCTCCCAATCTCTGCCGCCACAGCAACTGAAGCAGCGCGGCGTGCGGCGCTCTTGTCGCCGTTGTGGTCTGCATACTTCTCATCCCCATTAACGAACGTCCCGGCTTCCTCATCAATACAAGCGCAGGAGAACACTATTTCGTGGCACCAATCAATACAAATCCCAAGCTTCGCCTCCATGCGTGCGCAGTCGCCGTCATCTGTGAGTGGATTCCAAGGATTGACAAAACTTCCGTCAGACAGATACCAGCACATGTCTGCAATGCTGTATCGTATCCCACACGCCTTGGCAGCGAGGGTGAGTTGTTCGCGTTCTGTGGTCATTCCATGCTCCTGATTTTGTCGAGTGCGATGCAGGCGAAGCTGGCGCCAACTCCAGCGCCGTTGGAAATTTCTTCCAAAGCCTCAATCGCAACGTCGAGTTTTGTCTGTGGCTTGATGCGGTACTGTCTATCTTCACGCCAAGTTGGGTTCAGGTCGGTGCACCATGTGTTATACGAATAGACCTCGATGGGGGCTCCATCAGCCCATGCCTTAATGAGTTCACAATGTTTGTGTGGCTTGCTCATTTCTTCCCCTCCTCAATCATGGCGTCGGCAGCTCGATACGCTATACACGCATATTCACGCTCAGTGCCGATGGTGTTTTCTTTTGTCAAGAGCGCTTGCAGTGCCAACCCGGCAAACCATTCGCGCTTGGTGAGTCCTTGGTTTTCCACGTTGCTGTATGGGCCTGGGAATGCCGGGCCTGTTGTGTCTTTGGTCATGGTGTTTCCTCGCTACGCAATGGGTTACGTCCAAGTCCAGCAGCTAGTGCTGCGTCTTTACGGGCTTTGTATGCCCTCCACAATTCAGCATCCGCCGCCATTTCTTCGACGGCTTTGCGCAGGGCTGCTCGGGCTTCATCTTCTTTTTCAAGTTTGTCTTTCACCAGCAGGGAAGTTTTCCCGAATATGTGAATACCTACGTTCGCTGAAGCTGCGGCATAGGAAAATGCATCCGCCAGCTTCATGATTTCATTAGTGGTCATGCTTCACCCTCGCCGTCGCCGTCGTCGTCGCCGTAGCCGGAGCCGGAGCCGTCGCCGTAGCCGGAGCCGTAGCCGTAGCCGGAGCCGTCGCCGTCGCCGTAGCCGTAGCCGGAGCCGTAGCCGGAGCCGTCGCCGTCGCCGTAGCCGTAGCCGGAGCCGTCGTCGTCGTCGCCGTAGCCGGAGCCGGAGCCGGAGCCGTAGCCGGAGCCGTCGCCGTAGCCGTAGCCGGAGCCGTCGCCGTCGCCGTAGCCGTAGCCGGAGCCGTAGCCGTCAATGAAAGTCTTATTTTTTGAAGGCATGAATAGACTCCTGCGCTACTGCGCTGCATGGGATTAGCTCACAAACCCCGGTCAAGTAAATCTCAGGATTGATCACGTCAATCTTGCATCCTGACTGAACGCCTGCCTGAGCCACTCCCGACAGCGCAATACCGTCTTTGGCTTTCCAAGACCACAGGCGGCGGGAGCCCGCCAAGATGACTTGCTCTCCATCGACATGCTTGACGAAACCAGAATGCACACCAGCCGAATAACAGCGTGCTATGACGTACCTTCCTACAAATGGATGAGGCGCGGTTGATGCTGTTGGCTGCACAGTTCCGTTTACCAGTGCTACGATTTCGCGGATTTGTTTGAGTGTGAGGTCTTCGATGTTCATGGTAGTTTCCTTCTGGGTTAAAAATCTGATGGGTGGAGAGATAGTCATGCTTCACCCCGCACTTTCTTCTCAATGGCGCGGGCAAAGTCAACCGCTGACCATCCGGGGTTGTACGCCCACATGTGTGCAATCTCCTCGTCCGTCAGCTTTGGCCTCTGTGGCTGGGATGCTGCCATCCTACATAGCGCAGTGATGAGTTGCGTTTCCATCCATTGAAGCTCTTCTTTGTAATCTGCGTCGTAGTCAATCGTGAAAGTCTGATTACCTATAGTGAAACGGAGCTTCCCGCTACTGGTATCTGTTCTCCAGGTTACCGGCTCCTGCGGCACTGCTGGCTGGGGTGCTGCGTAGTCTCGTGTCGGGCAATCCCCACATGACACGCCGGGTTCACCAATATTATTGGCATCACACCAGCACAACTCCTGCGGTACTGCCATTTCGGCTTTGATCCTGTTGGCAAGGTCACGCATGGACTGTGGGCAGTTTGCAAGCCATTCATCACTGGTGGCTGGCTGCGCATCAGATTCGAGCATGTCTGCTGCTTTCGTTAATAGATTGTCGATTGCTTGGGACAACTCGTATGCTAGGAATGCATCGCGCATTTGTGCAATCAGCGCTGCGCGGTCAGTGGTGGAGACTGCCGCTACCGGGCCGGTCGATTTACCAGCAGGATGCCCCACTGGAACGGCAGTCTCCTTAATTTGCTCTTTCATCTCATTCTCCCCAAAGTTCGTAGACATTAATCCGCTTGAAACTATGCGGCTCACGAATATACCTCACCCGGACTAAACCCATGCGCTCCATGCGGCGTAGCGTTTTGAATACGCTGTTGACCGATTTATTCAGAAACCCTGCAGCCTGCAGAGTGGTTAGCGGCCCATGCTTTTCTAGCAGTTCGGTTATGGAGTTGATATTCTCAATTCCGATAATCTGCTTTGCGGATATTTTAGGCCCACAAATGTCTCGTACAGGCGGATAACTCGGCATGAATTGTATAGCCATTATGAAGGGGTTTACATTACCCACGAAAGCAGTGCGACAGGAGTGCGGTTCTCTCATGAGCACGACAGCACCCCCGCTATGAAGCCGATAATCCCACACGCTACCATTAAGATGACGTACATAGCCACATCCATGACCCAAGCATCATATAGGTCTTTGGAAATTTGTACGGTGCTGCAGTTGCAGGTACGTCCTTGGTCGCAATCTTGGTTACAGGTTTTCATTTAAATTAGCACTCCATTTACCCGGATATTCAGAAGAGGAAACCGGGGCTACCCTGTTATAAGAAGACTTATAGAGGGTATGCTGGGTTGCACCTATTCTTACGGGGTTATCTTTGGGCGGTTTATACAGCTCCTTGGCAGGGCTTAACCTTTCTTTAGCTATCTCTTTAGACCTACTCATTTCGGATACTCCCCAGCTGCTTTACAAACTCTCCCCAGGTGGTGTTTCTGGTTTTTAAAAATTTGATTAATGAGTGTTCGGCTACCCAAGACGGTAGTACTCCTTCTTCTAGGAAATGACTAACCTGTGGATCAAAACCCCACACCTTATCGGTTCCACAGGAGGATATTACCAACCCCACTCCACCCGAGTTTACCCAATCCTTAAGCCAATCTACCTGCCCAGGACGAAACTTGACTCTTAAGAGATTAACCCCGCGAAATTCCTTGAGTTCTAAAGCGTAGGGTATCCCGTTTAAGCACCCAATTACGTCTGGAACTCCCGGGGTAAACCTATCCGATATTTTTTGGAACTTACCCAACCTTTTTAACTCAGGTTTAAGGTGTTCCCACAGGGTTGTTTCTTTCATAGTTTCAAAAAAGCCCCTTGACGGGGCTCCTGTTTGTGGTTACTCCTTAGCGGAGAGTACCTTTCGGATACTGGCCAGTTCTCGAGACCCGTCCTTCCAATACCAGCCGTGTTGACCTTCAGGCTTAGTAACCCCTTCCGCTGTGCGCAGCTTGCGACGGGCAACCGCGGGCTTCAACCCCAGCTCAACTGCGAGGGCATCCAACCCAATGAACCCCTCTGGAACCACACGGGGGCCAAACTTCCCCTTGGGCTTATCAGTCTTGGGTTCTTTGGGAGCCTTGACCACCTTTGCAGGTGCCGCTGCCTTTGCCGGCTTGTCAACGGGTTTATCTGTAGATTTCTTAAAAAGTGCCATATCATACTCCGTAGTTTCGTTAAATGAATCGAGATCTTCCAATCTCGACGGATCCATTATATCTCCATTCTCATCATCCGATGTTCTAATTCTCATTTGTTTCTCCTCAGAATAATTGAAACTAAATCATGTTTGGTTTGAAGTGATTCTAGTATTCCGTCATCGATGGTACCCTCCGCAGCTAAATGTATAAGTGAAACTGAACCCCCTCTTCTAGAAATAATTCGAGCTTTCGCCTGCTCATAATCAATAAAGCTAGTAGTTAAAGAGTAAAAAATTCCCGTACTAGCCCTACTAAGGTCAATAGAGATACCCCCTGCCCTAATTTGAACTACCGAGGTATTCGTCAGCCCTGATTGGAAATTCCTTTTAGACTGATCCCTCTCCAGGGGTGACATTCCGCCTGCAATAAAACTAGAGGTTCTTTTCATGTCACTCATTAGCTTCAGGATAGCCGACATTTCAAACCTAAATCTACAGAATATAACCAAAGGCTCGTCCAGGGGGTATTCACTGATTAGTTCTCGGAGTGCTCTAATCCGGTCAAACCCAAGCTGAACATTTTCTAGCTGATCATCCGGGTCTATCACTGGCAAGAACCCACCGGTAATCTGTTGTAACCTTAACACCTGAGTCAAAATAATCTCTGAAATTACTTTCTCATCGCCGGATGAGGCTTGGACTACCGTTTTCAGGTGTTTCTCCATTTCCGCATAATGCTTCAGTGCGGGGTCAGTCAAGTGGAAATGAATAGTCTGGTATTGCTCCTGTGGGAAACCCCCAGCCTCCCTCCGGGTCAGCTGATAGGCTACCGAAGAAATTTTCTCATTTAACTCGTCTAGGTTTTTGAAGGTTTTTGGTTTATGACCGCCAAACCCATAGGATTCAACATACCTCTCCAGGAACCCATCAGGTCCACCAAAACGTCCCGCTTTCCATCGCTCCCCGAAGATACTTGGGTCCAAGAACTTATACTGTGAAAAAGCGTCAGTGGGTGTTGATAAGAAAGTCCCTGTCATGATACAGCGGTAGGTGGCTCGTTTGCCTAGGGTGTGTATTGTGGATGATTGCTTGGATGCTCGGTTTTTAATCCGGTGGCTTTCGTCAACCGTGATTTTATCAGGGTTGCTTTTATATAATAGCTTTTTCAGCCTCCAAGTCGCTTCGGGGTTTAAGATCAGGATGGATAGTATCCCCGGTTGAATTTTCCAACCCCTAAGAGTAACTTTACGCTCATCGACCTTTCCTTCAATAATCTCAACCTGATGCGGAATGTTCAGTGTGTCATGAAGCTCGGTTTTCCAGACGTCTTTTGCAATAGACGGGCAAATGATGACCCACTTCTCGATTTGACCCTTCAAGAACCTATGTCCAGCCACAGCAATATCAATACGGGTTTTTCCAAGCCTTGGGTCCATCAGGAGGGCGTAAGACGGATTATCCAGCCCTACTTTAACAGCTTTCAGCTGATAGCCCCTAAGGGGCTGCTTGATACCAAAGCGAGCCTGGTACCTATCCCTGAGATTCATTTCAGGGCCTTTCTGACGGCTTCAGCAGCCTCTCGGTTGGGCCATTCCCATTTGCCTGAGGGTTTCTCCACTTTTTTATTTCGAAGCGCCTTACGAGCCTCTGAAGGGTCTATCCCCAGCTCTTTGCATAGCTCAGCTAGTGAATACCCGCCGGATATACGCTCCTTCTTAGCTTTGTTGAAGGTAGTGGGGTTTGCTAGCTTCTCAACCACTTTCTTAGTTGGCTTAGGGCCTGGCTCCAGGGACAGTATGGCGGCTAACTCTTCAGTCGCTTGCTCTGATTTTACGAGAAGAGAATCATGGTATTTTTTGAATGCCAAGATTGGGTCATACGGGTGTGGTGTCAATTGCCAGTGAACGTCAGCGTGGATGACATGGTAAGCCTCATCAGCCAGGTTCAGCTTTACTACTTCTATGACCCCTGACTCCATGGTTAAGAAAACCCCTTTCCCATTCTCATCTCTTAACCACAAGTAAGTGTGAGTCCTATCCCGCATGTAAACTACCGGTCGGAAATTCAGCTCCATTTCAATCTCCTTAAAAAAGTCTAGAACCCATTCTAATCTGAGAATCTTGGGTAATCGAGACTTGATCGTAAGAAAAAGTTTCTATTGGTTTCCACTGAGTTCGAGACGGGTTGATGGTTGTGGGGGTTACATAGTCAAGACGCTCCAAAAAAATCTTAGGCCCCATCCTCAAACGGTGTATAACTCCCCTCAAGTCCTTTTGAACATGGCCATATTTATCTTTGGTCCATCCTACCAATGTAAGGGCTTGGATAAGTTCCTGTGGAGTAATTTTTCTCATTTCGGTTTCCTCTGTTGAATGCGTTCACGATTAATGGCCATAGCCTCTACAGTCGGTACCCAGTCACTGAGCCAGATGTCAGGAACGTCTACCGCGGGTGTGGTTCGGTGCTGGGGAGTAAAGCCCCTAGTTGTCATTTCCTCTACCAGCTGGGTAAACCTACGTTGACAGAACCCCAGCCGGGAGTAAAAAAATTTTACATGTCCCTTGCCCATAGTATACTGGTCAGGGGCTTTTACATCCTGACGGTCCCAGGCTTTCTCAGCCAGCCTGAAGACCCTAGGAAGCTCCCGGTATTCAGCCACCAGATGCTTTGTATGGAGTTCCCCGGGAGGAACCAGGTTAATTCTTGTCATTTTTGATATGGTCGTAAGTGTTACGAGCAGACAGTGGGTTGATTCCAACCAGGGCCGCCGTGTGCTTGATGGCCACCCGGGTTGCTTGTGGGTGTGCGGATATTACCATTTGAACCGCCTTGATTCCAGAGATTTTTTCAGCCACTGCTCGGGACATAATATCCTCAAACAGGGCCAGCAGTACTGGGTCCACCTTAGCCTGGTTAATCTTGAAGACTCGTGAATTCCTAACAGCATCCATGGTAGTCTTTTCATCCACCTTAGTGGCTGGACTGACGACGGGGCCTGAATCAGCCAGGGCCTGGGAGGCTTCAGTATTAGCTCCCAGACGGTTAATCAGCTCAGTAACGGCATTCTTGATGATCAGCTGCTCAGCTGCGGTGGTGGCAGAGAAGGCAGCCAGTTGTTCAGTAGTGTGTGTCATTTGGTTTCTCCGGTGGGTTGTTGATAGTTCAATAATATCAAGATCTTGAGGTATCTCAGGAAATACCTCAAGATTGTTACAATTTATCTAAGCTTCTTGGTTGGGGACAGGTTGAGACCCTCACCGAAGGAACGTCCCGCTGAGTAGGCACTGTTTGCCAGGTTGTTAAAGCTGGACTTACGCTGTTTCAGCCTGACCCCTTGTTCCTGAATGAAGAGCTCGTTAGCTGCCTGTTCAGATTTGTGAAGGTCTACCAGGGTCAGGGCCATCGATGTGGAAACGCCTTCTATTTGGGATGACGTCATCAGCTCATTGACGCGTTCCTGAACCTTGAAGGCTGCTCCAGTGGCGAAAGACCTCCTCCAAGTGGCGTTTTCACCCATTTGACGCATACGACGGTTAGACTCCCTACGGATAGACTCCACCAGGGATCTAGCCACTTCCTCCGCGGTAGAAGCATTAGACTCCTTACCTGTGAAGGTATGTTTCCCCATGTCTTTTTCCATACGGGAGAAGTAGTATTTGCAGAAAAACAGCTTCCCAATGGCGTGAGCCACAGTCACTGCCCAGGGTCGTGCATAGAAGACCCCTGATACCCCTGTCCTGGCTTCCTGTGGGCCTAGTGGTTTACCCTCCACATCACTCATGTCCAAGTTGTACTTAGCCAGGAGTGCATAAGACATCCTGAGGGCGTTTTCTCGTTCACCGTCCGAGGCAGCTGGATCATTTACCAGCGCCATCATTTTCTTTATCCGGTTGATAATTTTGTCAGTCATGTTAAACTCCTGGTTGGTTGATAGGATAATTCTATCAAGGTCTTGACACAACCGTGACTTACCTTGAAATAAATTCCAAGACAACAAAAAACCCGCCGAAGCGGGTTCTTAGGTTGATGGTTCTAGTCAGGCTGCGGTCAGGTCGCTCTCCTCCAGTTCCCACTCTTCCGTGTTCTTCCCTGACCCTGTGGCCACTGTATAGGAGCCATCTTCAATGGCCAGGATGGTTCCGGTCTGGTCTTCTCCTTCGTCATCGGTGAACTTCACCTTGTCACCCACGGACAGGCCAGCTTTCTTTTTCTTCTTGGACTTGGGTGGCTCTTCAGCTGCCGGCTCTTCTTCAGGCTCCGGGGCAGGTTTGGTGGCCTTGGCCTTCTGGTCAGGCTTGGTTACCTTGGCCGCTGGTGCTTGCTCGTCGCTGTTCACTTCGTCAGCTGAGAAGAACTCCACCGGGCGAGCCTTGGTCTTCCCCTGATAAGTTTCATGGGCAATGGATGCTCCGCAGGTTTCACCAATCATGTCTGCGGGGTCGAGGTCCATGCGACCCTGGGGAACCTCAAAGCCCAGGGCTTCTAACAAGCCGCGCAGGTTAAATAGGGCCTGCGGCTGCAGGCTGCAATTGTGGTAAACTTTTTTACCTTTGAATGGGCCTTCGGCCACTTTGAAGGCAATGGACAGGTAGTCAGCCCCGCTGTTCTCGCTGGTCTTCTGCTCGACTTCATCGACAGTCAGCAGGTAATCCCCCTCTTCAATGGTTTGTTGGGTTTCGGTATCGCTGAAGTCCACCGCAATAGTGGTCTTCTTGGGTGCGCGTGATTTGGTAGCCATGGGTTATTTCCTTTTCAACTTACCAGTTACAGGTGCCGGCTTGGGTGCCGACGGTTTCAGTTCCCCCTTCATCAAGGAGACAAAGACATTATAGTCTGGGTTCTCGATGATATCCGGAGTAAATCCGCCTTTGGGCTGACGAACCTTAGTAGTGTAGTATGCATGAGGTCCTACCCTCATACAGTATTCCACTTTGCGCTCGATCCTTCCGCCTTCCAGCTTTTCATGGGCCTCCCTCACAAAGGTATTGCCAATGATTTTCACTGCCGCCGTTAGCACACTGGCTACCGACGGCATCATTCTGGGACCAACTGAAGGCATCAGTTCCCCGCCTTCTCCTTCCTCTCCATCGTTAGTTCTGTCATGGGCCAGGAATACCACATTGATTCCGTTATCTACCAGGTCTCGGTAGTTAATAATCCAGGTCTTCAGGCGCCCCGCAGCAGCCCCAAAATCCCGCATAGATATGGCGGACCCCTCATCCTTTCCGTTGTCCTTCCGGGCCTGAGATAAGGCGAAATCCTGGAGCTGAGAGACGGCATCGATTACGACTGTCTTGTACTTGTTCTCTTTAGACTGGAGGAACCAATATACCTGCTCGAACTGGTCCCACTCCTCGATTGAGAGAGTATCCACATCCTCCAAATCAGAGATAGAATCGGTTCCCTTCTCACGGATATCCAAATGTAACAGTGGTTTAGGGAATGTGGCGGCGACAGTGGTTTTCCCCGTCCCGGCCTTCCCATAGAACAGCGCCGCAAGTACCAACCCAAGGCTTGACACAGGTTTTATCCGATCAGTAATACCCGAAAACCTGGAGTTATTCTTCAGTGGCGATGGGCTCGACAGCTTCTTCTTGATCATTAATTCTCTCCTTGGTGATGTATTCTGCCTGGCGGATAAACTCTGAATCAAGGCCTCGTACTTCCGCCTGGCAGAGTGAATAGTACGAACAGAAATTGCAATCCCTTGTAAGTGTCCTTACAGTGGAAGTTGGACCCCGGCTATGTATCTCCTTAATACTAGAGAGTAGGTCTTTAACTACCATTCCAACCATTTCTGGATTGGGTTTGGGAAGATATATACGCCGAAAGAATTTAGACTCCCTTCCTTTCAGGGTAGAAGCAAATTCCTCGTATTCCGGCCTGGCTTCCACCCCTAATAACCTATCCACTGCCCCCATATAAACATCATAGGTGGTGTCTATGGACTTGGCCTTAGATAGCTGACCGGATTTTAATAACTCCGGAACGGTTGGTGACTTCTTCTTTATATAATTCCAAATCACCCCGTCTGGTGTGGGATACCCAAGTTGGGGAACCAACCAACAGTAAGTCAATAATTGGTAATCAGCAAACCGTGAAGATTCATCGGGTATAGATTTACAGGACTTAGTGTCCATAATCCAGTTTCTCCCCTCCTGATCCTGGGGGAAGGCATCTACGTATCCAACAAACCTTGAGTAATTATCAAGGTCTACGAAAATGGGTATCTCACTACGGACTCCCCTTCTCCTAAGGGGGTAGGTCAAGCCGTCATTTTCATAATACTTGAAATAGGAGGACATAATCCCCTCCAACTCCGTGGGAAGATCACCCAATTCAGCTTTCTCTTCAGTGAAGAGGCTATTGAATTCTTCTCTAAATTGGTTCAGCGGAATCTGCGGGTCTCGGTTCTCGGTATATTCCTCAATCACCGAGTGTATAGCAGAACCTATTAACAATGGCAACCCCTTCTTTTTCTTATCTAGTCCTTGATAGTACTTATAGTGATGGGCCATCTGGCAGCGTCTCCACAGCTTTATACGAGAGAAGCTGTACTTCTGAACTGGTTCAAATTCAAGCTTTATCATTTTATTCTCCATAGGTGTTTCCAGGTTTTTTCCTTACGAATATTAGAGACCACAGAGGAGCTAACCCCATATTCCTTGGCTATTATGAAGGTGCGGCGTTTATCGGAATGAATTTCTATAACCTGTGTTTCGGTAAGTTTGGCCATGGCATTCCTCTCTCCATAACAACCACGACCTTTTTTTACCATGTCCTTTATATTGTCTCCCTGAGTTCCAAGGAATAGGTGTGAGGGGTTAACACATTTTCTATTGTCACACTTATGAAGCACGGATAACCCAGGCGGGATGGGGCCAAAACTGAAAATCCAACTTAATTTATGGGCTAAACGGGGGGCATACCTGGGGTCAGTTCTACTAGCCCTAAACTGGCCATAACCGTCCCCCATTAAGCCAGCCTTCCACTCCCAACATTGACTGGAGTGGGAAACTTCTACCTTAGACCAAAACCTTTTTTCAAGATGCTGCATGGGACTATTATATGCCAGAAAACGGTTATATCACGGGGCTGGTTTCCATACCTTACCCAGGCCCCAGTCCCCCACCTCAATATCCGCTACCAGGGGGACGGTTAGGTGAATTCCAAAGTCATCCAGTAACTTGGGCTTTTCCATGGTGGCCTTGATAATAGGTAGGTTCCTCTCCAGAGTATCTGTCCTGACCCAAAGTAATATTGAGTCATGAACCTCCCCTTTGATAATGGTTTGATCATGTGGAATTTTGTTATGTATCTCCACCATGGCCATAGCCTTAAGGTCACCAGAACCCCACCCCTGTACAGGGCTATTGATCGCCTGCCTTTCGGCTTCAGCCTGAACGCCTCTCTCACTACTGTTGATCCCCGGGAGGTGCCTAATACGACCCGACAGTGAGGTTACCTGAGCGAAAGCCCGAACTACCCTTCGTTGACGCTCATGCCACTTTGGTAAAGCCGCATAGGTTTCAAAGAAGCGATTCCGGAAGTCTTTTGACTGTTGGTCTGTCAATATTACTCCGTAGTTATCCCTGGCGTAAATATTAAACTTGGCAGCTGACATGGAATACAGGAACCCAAAGTTAGTGGCCTTCGCCATCTTGCGCTCTTCCTTAGTAAGCTGGTCTATGGCTTTCCCCAGGATAGCCGAAGCTGTCATGCTATGAATATCTCCTCCGGTTTGAAATACCATTTTCATCCTGTGGTCATCAGCCAACATGGCGGCTATTCGAAGCTCGATCTGTGAGAAGTCAGCACAAACGAAAGACCAACCCTCAGGAGCCCCTATGAGGCTACGAATCATAGTATTCCGAGGAACCTGGTGTAGCCTTGACGCCCACCTCCCGGTTACAGTCCCATGGATTTTGGTAGAGATGAATAGGTGATTCTTGTGCATCAGTGACGACCAACCATCTACATATGTGGAGAGGTTCTTATCTACACCACGAAACTCCATCAACATCTTCGGTAATTCATGTTCATGCTGTAGACGTAGAAGTACAGATTCTCCAGTACTGGGTGACCCCCCGGCTGTTTTCTCCAGGATGGGTAAACCCAGCTTGCCGTAGAATAGCTTTCCCACTTGGGCAGGGGAATTCCAATTGACTTCTTCCCCTGCCAGTCGCTGCATCTCCCCCAGCAGATACGTGCGCTGCTTGTTCAACTCCTCACGAACCTGAGTCAGGCGCTTCGTGTTAATGAAATGCCCGCTGGACTCCACATCCTCCAACATCCTGGCTGCCGGCATTACCAGCTTGTAGAATAGGCGGCTCTGGGATTTATCAGCAATCAACCGTTTCTTGAAGATGTAATAAAGCTGTCGGGTGTAGTAGGTATCAAAGCAGCCATACTTGTAGAAGGGCTCCAGCTCCCCCAGGCCCAGCTTGGTTTTCAAGTCCACATCATAGGACGGGGCATTGCAAAACTCGGAAGCCAGTTCCTTCAGCCCATGTGGGCTATTCTCATCCAGCAAGTGATGCGCCAGCATGGTATCAAACCGCAGGTGGAACTTTCGGCCGTATTTCTTTTTGATCCACCGATTATCGAACTTGAAATTCTGCCCTACGATAACCTTGCCCTCAGACAGGTCCAGGACGGTATCCATGAACTGCTGTCGGAGTTCCGGTTTCGCCTTCCAGGGACTATCCCTAACCATCAGAGGCAGTGCCCAGTTCTTATCTGTGGAGTCCAGTGAGAACTGAATCGAGTTAATCTCCCCCTCCGGTACTTCGCAGTCAAGCCCAGTGGTTTCGATGTCCACGGCTACCACCTCGGACCGTTCGAATTCATCAATGAACTGGTTCCATTGAGCCATGCTGCGGATCACTTCCCAATGCATGTTCTCGGTGGTAGGCACTTCTCCTTTGGTAATGAACCCGAATTTGACCAGGTCCTTCCTGAGTCCTGGTAGCCGGGCCGGGTCTCTCAATGCCACATTCGGGGAGAAGGAAGGAACCACCTTAACCCCCTTGTAATCGAAGGCTTGACCATGCAGCTCAGTAATCTTGGATTTCTTTGATAGGGCCTTCAAAGCTGTAGCCCCGAGAGTCAAGATATACTCAGGGGCTACCTGGATTATCTCCAGGTCCAGGTATCGTTTGCAGGCTTTCAGTGAAGCCGATGAAGGGGCGCTGCCGTCGTGTGTGGGGCACTTAACCACGTTGGTGAAATAGCATTTCTTGGGGTCTACTCCGGCCTCCTTCAGGAGTTCCATGAGCATTTTGCCGCCACGTCCTCCTTGGTTAGCCGTTTGTGTCGGCATATCCCCAAGGACCATTATGGTGGCCCCTTCCGGGCCCTCTCCCCAGCGACAGGGGTGCTCGGCTGATTCCCAGTTTGGGCACAGCTGACAGTCTGAATTTCTTCCGCTTTTGCTTATACGTTTAGCTACCATGTTGTGAGACCTCCAGTCCGGCTTGGAGGAGCAAGTTTAACCCATCTTGGATGCGGTAGGGAGTAGCATAGACCACTTTAGCTACTCCTGAATTTATTAAAAGCTGAGCACAGGTTAAGCAGGGTTGGTGGGTGACATAGAGAGTAGTCCTTTCTAAGGCCACCCCATGCCGTGCGGAGTGGGCAATGGCACCCGCTTCAGCATGTGTGGTATTAGTACAGGGGTTATGCTCATTGCAGTTCTCAGGGGTACAATGGGGCAATCCTGAGGGAGCCCCATTGAATCCGGTAGCAATGATCCTCCCTTCTCGGGCAATTACGGCTCCAACATGTAGCCTATTACAGGTGGAGCGTTCAGCCATGATATGGGCTATTTGCATTAGGGCATCATCTCTGGATATTCTCATACACACCCCCGGAAGGTCGGGAACCGAGGGGAGTCCTTAGACCCAATGGGGAAGTACTTAAATTTTATATGCCTTCCAAGATACCGAGACTGGTGCTTCCAAACCTCTGAGCGTAGGAAGTCATCCATACCAGATCCCACATTGAACTCCACTCCTTCGAACGGTCCGGTCAGTCCACGGACCCGAAGTGAACCCAAGGTTCCCTTGCCTACCATCCCAGCCTTGTGGTTACTCCGCTCGGCTCGTCCTAAGGTATCACGGGTCTGCTCGTTGGTATTTTGCATCTGTTCCTCCAGCCCAATAATAATGGCATCGTCTTCATCGAACCTCTTCAGCTTCATGAGAATATTATCCCGAAGTGTAGATCTGCCATACTTGTATACGCCATAAGGATCTCTAAGCATTACGCCTTCGTAGCCCCCGTCCAACCACTCGGTTTCAACCCATAGTAAATCGTCCTCAGACCTGACCTCCCTATGTGGAACCACTGAGATATGTTTGGAATGCTTAAGAGACCCGAGCCTGTCCAGGAAACCGCCCGGGTGTAGGAAGTTATCAAAGACGTGAAACTTCACCTTAGGGGGGATACCCGTGTGGGACATCACCCCCGAGGTTGTATTCCTAAAGGCGGCCTTGTCAGTGGGGTCTCCGCAGATAAGTTCCCCATCCCACCCGTTCATTTCTGAGCGGCCGAACAATGCTTGCACGGTCGGATTAGGGATAGGCTTCAGATTCCGAGACACCAGGACCCCCTCGATAACCAAGGCCCTGATACCGTCAAGCTTTGGACTAGCCAACAGGGGGAACCTGAGTTTAGAGGTATCCGTGATAGTTGCTGATAATAGTGGTTTCATATTTGGTGCCAATTTCCACGGAAGCAATGAAAGCTTGTAATGTGGGTAGTTAATGTTCCAGGCTGAGTGTCCAGCCAGTCAGGGTTAATTGCTCGAGCTTCGTCCAGGACCCACAACAGCAGTCTTACTGCCAGGTACAGATCATTTTTCCAATGGTTAACAAGGTCTACACTGCGAAGGTAATATACCACATGTAGCTTGTTATCACGGACTATGAAGTGCCATCCCAAGGAGCATGGGACCCTGTCCCTATGAGCAGCCCCCGTGTCCTCGGGGAACCAAAGTGGCAAATACGCCTGCCGAGTATCGGGCTCCCTGGCCAGCAAACCCACCAGGTCTTTCAGATCTCCATATTCATAGAGGATTCCCCTGTGAGGTAGTTCACTGGTTCCCCAATTTTCTGGTGCGATTTCAGTCGGGGGAACCTGTCGGGCATGCTTAGGCCAGAGTCGTTCCATGTAATTATGGTTGAAGGTACCATCCGAAAGCCTGAAGTTGTCGGCTCCCTTCCCCATCCTCCACTTTGACCACTGGAGTCCAGGGTTCAGTGGGTATCCACAAACTCGCTCTTCGAAGTGGTCATCTGACCAAGGTAAATCGGGGCCAATATCTCTTCGGTAGTAAGCCAATGATTCAGATTGAAGAGCCACTGTGCTGCTGTGGTTAAGCAACTCATAGGTTTCGAGGTCCGGCTTCCCCTGTGTGGATATTCCCTGCCAACGGGTCGGCTTAATTAGTTTGGCCTCCACTTTGAATTGTTGATGAACCTTGATAATCAAATCCTTGAAGTTATTCGTCTTCATCTTCGTCCTCTTCTATAGTTCCGGTTAACCCGACTAATAATTTCTGTAAGTGGGGGTCTGTGGTGCAATGTTCTTTATAGTATTCGAACATTTTTACTCTAGTTCGATAGGAATAATTATGCGTTTCATTGAAGAACCTCCGGGTTGCTAAACCGAAGGTCCTGAAAAACTTGGGATCTTCCTTTCTCAATGTAGTAAAGAATTCCAGGGCTTTAGGCTCATATCTCAGGAAGATTGGTGCAAACACCGCCGACAGGTAAGTGTTAGCAAACCTGAACCGGATCACTGTGGGTGGGTTATCTCCAAATAGCGGAACCAGCTTAGTTTTGAAGAATACCAGGTCAGCTAAGAATTTCTTAATAACCTCTGTACTACGGTAGTACAAATCCACCTGCCTTCCGGAGCTGGTCTGGGTAATCACCATGGACTGCATACAGTAACCTTGACTTCTAGAATCTTTTATTCCAGCGGCCATCTGGACTGCCACACTGCTATGGGGCTTATACCGACGGGAGTTTAGTTTCTCCAGCATAGCCCCCATGCTTTCCTGTGGCCAGTAGATACGCTCAAGCTGCCGGCCTTTGGTCTTAGTGTAACCCAGGTCTTCATAGGTTAATGTGGCCTTCGTGAGTTCTTCCCAGGTCAGTATGAATGACTGGTCAAAGGCCACTTTCCTGACCCCGGTTACCATCCCGGGGGTCGATGCTACCTGCCTGACGAAGGCTAGCCATTTGGCTATCATGCTGGAACCGTCCGGAGTAATGTGATCGTTCCAGGTTGAATTGTGGCCTCGAACCACTCCACATTCTTCTGGTCGAAAATCTCCTTGAGTTCCTCGGTTATGGGCACGGGCTTTGGCCACCGATCGATGAAAACCCAGTCCCCTTTTCGGGTTACTTTAACCTTGACCATTTGCTCTCCTTTCGGCTGCCAAAATCAGGGCTTCCCCGGCATCAAAACGACGTCCAGAGCCCTCTAATGCGGCTGAATGGTCTGGTCCTACCCAGCCGGGGGGTTTCACTACGTCTAGCGGGTTCTTCCGTTTGCTGTCTGAGCCATCAGGTTTGGCTAACCTCTTAGACATATTGGCACGTTGTACCTCATCCCAGAGCTTTTCCCAGGGGAGTCCCATTATGTAGGCAGTTCCCATGGCCACATATACCAGGTCAACCAGGGCGTCTGCGCAACCTTCGAGGTCGTTATTGTCATAGGACAGTGCCAGCTCATCCAGTTCTTCCTGGAGGAAGTTTATGCGGTAGCCCATAGTCTTACCGTCCAGCAGGGCTGGTGTGGGTGAGCTAGGCACTTGGTACTTCACATGGAAAGCTTTTACATCTTCAAAGTTATTCATCGAGTTCATCCTTCAGTTGATCGTAAGAGTCTGTGGTCCAGTCGTAGTTGAGTACACTAAACCCTCCTAACCTGAGCTGACTTATGCTTAGGTCATAGGCATCTAGCAGAGCGTCCCCATGCTCCACTACTCCTTCCATTTGTTCTCCTCGGAAACCGAGAACTACATCCCGAGGGGGCCTGCAGTAAACTATCGTCGGCTTCCTAGCCTTGAGTTGGTAAGTCAGTGTATGGAGCTGCCAGGTATTCAGGAGGTGAGAACCTCTGATAATGGGCCCATAGATGGGCTCTGAGATGACTGACAGCCTATCCATGACAATTGGAAACCGGTGCGAGGCGTCCATTATCATGTGTAAGTAGTCAATGATGTCCCTGGCTTTCTGGGGTCTTTGCTGGTTGTTTATGGCCAATAACTTCAGGTCCTTGGATAGTTTCCTTACCAAGGTCGATTTCCCTGAGTTGTCCATCCCTTCAACGATGATCATGGTTTCTCCTGTAGTGGAGCAGGAATTATAACCAAGGTTTTCGTAAAACGAGCGGTTACCTTGAAATTTTTCTTTTTTTAAATCAAGTCCTCGACCCATATAATCAGGGCCCACTCGGAGGATGACATGTCACGATATTTATTAGTCTCAGAGGCAGCTAAGTTGCTGGGGATAAGCAACGCACAGGTGATAAATCGAATAAAACGCGGGAAGCTTAAGGCCAAAAAGCTAGGCCGTCAGTGGATGATTTCACGAGCTAGTTTGGAGGCCTCCAATGAAGTCAAGTGAATTTCTCAAGGCAGTCTGGGACATTCAATGTCAACCGGGGGACCATGTCTGCCTATCAACCAACAAGCCATGGCGTGAGTATTCCTTTCCTTATGATGAGCACTTGGTTGCTAACCTTGACAAGTGGCTCAGTGACCATGCCACGAAGGACATGTACTTCTGCCCCTTGCCTTTCTCTGGAACTCGGAGAGCCAAGGCGGATGTAGTTCGATCTCGGTTATTGTGGTCGGACATCGACGATGGGCAGTACCACAAGTGTGAGCCGTCTATCCTGTGGGAGTCCAGCCCGGGTCGCTTCCAGGGGCTTTGGGTTCTTCCTAAGGCAGTTACTCCCGAGGAAGCGGCTGAGTCTTCCAAGCAAATGGCCTATTATCTGGGCGGTGATCGTGGCGGGTGGGACCTCACGCAGGTACTCAGAATCCCGGGGACTCCGAACCTCAAGTATGAGAGCCGACCCACAGTGGAGCTCAAGCGGTTCTCTATGGATGTGCTCAGGCGGGTTCCGCAGTCATTGCTGGACCGATGGCGGTCCACTCTTCCGAAGAAGTTAATGCGGATCATCGAAGGTCCCGCCGAGCAGGGTAAACGTAGCGACATGTTGTGGTACCTGGAACACGAGATGTGTGACCTGGGTATTCCTTTGAAAGACGTCTTCGCTATACTCCGTGACACTGAGTGGAATAAATATCGCGGTCGTGATGATGAGGATGAGCGATTCGAGTCTGAGATGGAGAAGATACGGATAGACCGAGGGGAGAAGAAGGCTGAGACTCGAATCGAGAGCCTAGAGTTGAAGGTCGTCGGGTACTATGACTTGATGGCTTCCGGGGCCCATGAGCCGGGATGGATGGTGGAGGACTTCTGGTTGAAGAAGTCACATGGGATCATCGCCGGGGAGCCTAAATCTTTCAAATCTACTCTCTGCATGGACATGCTATTCTCGGTGGCCTCAGGGACTCCGTTCCTGGGTATTCACGAAGTGCACGAGCAAGGCCCGGTGCTAATTATCCAGAACGAGAATGCCGACTGGATTATGAAGGACCGCCTGGGCCGGCTGGCTGCGAGTAGGGGAACTTGTGGGGCGGCGAAGTATGGCGAGATTACCCTGGGGTCTGGTTATAAGCATGTTCACATAGACTGGCCTCGGGATGTTCCACTGTATTTTGTGAACCAGCAGTCCTTCATGTTGGATGATGCGGCTAATTTGCAGGCTCTCGAGGAGCTGATTGACCGTCTTCGACCGGTGGCTATTAACCTTGACCCCCTGTACCTGATGTTTGCAGGGGACGTAAACTCGGCGAAGGACCTGGGGCCTATCCTCCAGTGGTGCCTATATATAAAGCAGAAGTACAACTGCGCCGTAATCCTGGTCCACCACTATAACAAGGGCGGTGAAGGTAGGAGGGGCGGCCAGCGCATGCTGGGGTCTACCACATTACACGGCTGGATCGAATCGGCCTGGTATCTCCAGACCCAGGAGACCCCCGGCGTAATCACTTTAGAGAGAGAGTTCCGGGGGGCCGGTATGTACCCTAAGGTAGACATTACGATCGACCAAGGAACGGCCGAGAAGCCTATCTATGCCACTCGGCAGACGGAGCATACAGGGGAGGCTAGGGAGGAGGACTGGGAGACTGCGATACTGGACCTGATGGCAGCTTCGACTGACCTAATAAATAAAAGTGCAGTTCAAAGGGGTCTTAGGATTAGTGACCAGAAGGCTGAGGGGATTCTGAAGAGAATGGTAGCAGGGGGCAAAATTACTAGGGATGGAGAGCGATATGACAAAGCATGACGGTGATTATGAATTGCGAGTGAGGGGACTCGAAGGGCTCTTCCGAGTGCGTGATCTTGTGGAGTGGGATGTGCTGCGCACGGAGATGGTTATGGGCGTGGCGGACGGGTCTACCCCACACACCACACCCTACATTATTCTCGGGGCTTATGCTGACATTGGGGAGCCTTGTACGGGGTGGACGGCTGGTCATCCGATGGGCTATTTGGCATCCGCTATACGCATCCAGGGGGTCAGCGGAAAGAAGTGCCCGCTGCTGGTGACAGCTCTAGAGGAGCTCATCGAGCTGCGCTCTATGTTGGGGTCATAATATGAAAAAGGGGTTTTTCATAAGATTTCGTAAGAGTTCCATACTTAATTCAAGCTACTGCGGAATGCTGTGGTCATAACTATGAATCCACTGGTATAATGGATATGCTTCCTGGGTAAAAGGCTGTTTTTTCCTGGGCTGTGGGTTTTTATTTACATACATATGGGTTTTTTACCTATATAGAAATAAAAATGAATATATATTTACTGCCCTCCGCCACAGCTGGGGCAGTTAATCTTTTTTAAGGAATGAATTATGCTCTCTTTACGCAATCTCTTATCCACCGCAGGGATGGTATCCGGAAAGGAGTTGATTACTCTGTATGGAGCTAACCTTGATTTTCAAGAACTTACTGAGATGATAGAAAATAAGGAGGTGTCAGTCCATCTTGAGCCGTTGGGTGGCAAAAACTATCGGTATCCCTACTATGAACCAAGAACCAAGAACGACGGATCAGAAAAGATGTTTGAACTTATCAGAGACCGACCCTGGATGAATGCCAAGACCATCCGCGAGGTTATGGAAATTAGTCAAGCTTCTTTTGAAAGGTGGGAGGCTGAATTGATTCAAGAGGGAAGGATTACCCGAACTAAGAGGGGTGTAGCTTGGTTGTATTCAGCCGGAGAGATTAAAGCACCTGTTGTGTCAAAGGTTTCGATTGGAGCTTGGTATGTATTCTTCGAGCACATGCAGGATGATTTCAAGCCACTGAGTCTGCAGCAAATGGCCAAGAACTACCGATGTAGCAGAGAGGTGATTACCGAAGGGCAACGATGGCTGACCGAGCATGGCATCCTTGTGGGTGAGACCCTAGGCGGATACTGGGCAAAAAGTGTGGAGGAGCGGAAGTCCTGGTTGCTTGAGACCTTTCCGAACCCTCCTGAATCCTTTGGGCCATGGGAAGATTGGAAGATTGATGACTGGACCATGACGAAGGGTGTGGATAAAATCAGGTCGCCTACGCAACCTGACGAATTGGGTGAATTGGGTAGGTTGATTCTAGAGATCCTGGGCAAAGGTAAGATGTCGACGGCTGAGATAGCTCAATCGATTCCTGGAGCTGAAACACCCGGGCCTCTTCGTGAGGAGGTTCGTCGGAAGGTCTTGAGTATGATGGATTCAGGTTTACTCAGCCGGGACTGGTGGCCACAGGTCGAAGATAACCCAGCATTATTCTCTCGGAAAAATCGGGTATAATGGCCAGACCATGCCCACAGAAGCTTCACTCAAACGACTCGCCGCTGCCAAGGCCAAGAAGGCAGCCAAGGCTGATGAGTATCGTGAAGCCAAGAGGGTAGCCAGGAAGAACGTGAGACCACGGCCTAACCTGACTTCAGCTGCTACCAAGTCCCAAAAGGACAAGGTAGTTCCTGAGATTCTGGCGAGGATCGACACCGGTTGGAGCCTGGCCAAATCCCTGGCGGATGTGGAAGGGGCTCCTACCAAGATGGTGTGGTACAACTGGATTCGGAGAGACCCTGAGCTCAACCAGCAGTACCAAGAGGCCAAGCTTCGAGGTTACTTAGCCTTAGTCGACGAAGTGCATGAGATTGCTGACACCCCTCGCATTGGCCAAACCCGAACCGAGACCAGAGACAACAACGGGGTGTCCGTCAAGGTTGTGGAAGAGGATATGCTTGGCCATCGCAACCTGCAAATCTCAGTTCGCAAATGGTTGCTGACTAAGCTGCTGCCGAAAGTATTCGGTGACAAGATTACCCAGGAAATGTCTGGCCCCGACGGTAGTCCAGTAAGCATCTCCAATGTGGACCTTCGTGGGTTGAACGACGAAGAGCTGGCCACAATGCACAAGTTGATGCTCAAAGCTTCACTGGCGAAGTGAATGCCGACGAGTACATCAAGCTCATTCTGAGTGAACAGCTCCGCCGACAGGCAGAGAGCTCCTTATACGAATTCGTCAAACAAGCCTGGCACGTCGTAGAGCCCGGAATCCCATTTGTGGAGTCCTGGCATATCCGGGAAATTTGCCGCCACCTGGAGGCCGTTAGCGCCGGCCAGATACGGCGTCTACTGATTAACATCCCTCCGAGGCACAGCAAGAGCACCGTAGTGTCAGTCATGTGGCCGATGTGGGAGTGGATCAAGGCGCCCGAGCAGAAGTTCCTATGCGCATCTTACTCGGGAACATTGTCCATTCGTGACAACCTGAAGGCACGTCGTCTTATTCAATCACCTTGGTACCGAGAGCGTTGGGGTTCTCGGTTTGTTCTGTCCGGAGATCAGAACGCCAAGCAGCGATTCGAGAATGACAAGACCGGCTATCGGATTGCAACCTCCGTGGGCGGTACGGCGACCGGTGAAGGTGGGTCTCGGTTGATGCTGGATGACCCACACGGGGCTCAAGAGGCTCAGTCTGAGGCAGTGAGAGGGGCGGCTCTGGAATGGTTCGATCAGGTGTGGTCAACCCGGCTCAACAACCCGAAAGAGGACGTCATGGTTACCATCATGCAACGTCTGCATGCCAAGGACATCAGCGGGCACATTCTCGAGGACATCGGGGGATGGGAGCATATCTGCATACCCGCCGAGTGGGACGGCAAGAAGCGCAAGACCATCCTCGGGGGGTATGACCCCCGCAAGGTGGAAGGGGAACTGATATGCCCTGAACGCTTTGGCCATGTGGAAATTGAGAAGCTCAAGGTGTTGCTTGGTACCTACGGAACGGCTGGGCAACTCCAGCAGCGACCAAACCCCGCCGGTGGTGGTATTTTGAAGACTGACTACTTTCGATTGTGGCCTAACAGCCGGCCATTGCCCGACCTATTCTTCATTGTGCAGTCCTACGATACCGCATTCACCGAGAAGACCACTGGAGATCCCACCGGATGTTGCGTCTGGGGTATCTTCGAGTACGAGAAGAAGCGTCACGTGCTGTTGCTGGACTGCTGGAATGAATACCTCGGTTACCCCCAGTTGAAAGCCCGTGTTATTTCCGACTGGCAGGCCAAATACGGAGGCGAGAAGGACAATGTGATGAAGCCGTCCCGTAGGGCAGACACCATCCTTGTGGAAGCGAAAGGCAGTGGTCAGAGCCTGCTCCAGGATTTAAGGTTGTCAAATATCCCGGCTGTGCCTTATAATCCCGGCAAGGCGGACAAAATAGCCCGTGCCCACATGGCAAGCCCACTGCTAGAAGCGGGCGTGTTCTGGGTACTTGAATCGAATAAGCAACCCAATAAGCCTCGTACTTGGGTACAACCATTCTTAAATCAGCTGGAGCAGTTTCCGGCAGGAGAGCATGACGAGATGGTGGACTGCTTTACGCAGGCAACAATTTACTTACGGGATGCTGGGCAGCTGGAAGTTGCAGTAGCACCGACTGAAGACCCGGAGGAGTTGGATTACCATGAGAAACGTCGGTCAGCAGTTAACCCCTACGGGTAATCATGGGTAAGTTTGATCTAGCTGCTAAGCTTGCAGCTAAAGTAGCCGAGTTGAGTAAGGCTGAGGCCACGACGGGTGCATTGACTCGGGCTACCAGGCCCTCTATGGATGCAACCTATAAGGCAATTAAGCGTCTGGAACCCGAAGACCTGGATCTGGCAATATCCCGGGCTCAAAGCCTGCCTGACTTCATCGACCCGACCCGTTACTCTCCCGCGGCGATGGCCCGCATAGCCGCTATGAAACCCGCAGCGCAGCGCGGATTCTCCGAATCCCTGATCCCTACACGGGAGCCATTTGCGGCCGGGACCATGCGGCCATCCGAGTTCCTCAGTAGGACTCACCCGCTGAATGACCCCTCGGACTTGGTCACCATCGATAAACTTAAACTACTCCTTCAGAAACAAGGGGTGAAAGAGCTACCAGCCCTGTGGATTGATCAATACCCGTCTGATTTGGTAGCTCAATACGAGGGGCGTCATCGAATGGCCGCCTTGGCTGATCTCTTTGGGGATGATCCCGTGTTGATGAGTTTCTTACCTGGCAATACCTTCAAAGACGCCACTGACGTATTCGGGAAACCTTACTCAGCCATTCAAGGTCCACTGTCCCTTACTGCAGGTGATATCCTCAATAAAGGTGTGAAGTTTGGTGGTAGCCCCGTAAACCTTAACACCCTCTGGACTAGATGATGAATAATACCCCCAAAGTCCCTGGACCCTTTAGCATCATAGCTGAACAGCTTCCCAAGTGGTGGAACGACCCGGGCTCTGAGGGGCTCAAGGGTACTGTTGAGGCAATGGTACCCCAAGACGCTGTGGACCTGGGTCTCATGGTTGCTGGCGGTCCTGGCGGAAAATTGGCACGTAAAGCTGGAGTAGCTCTAATGGGCGCCGGAGCCTCTACAGATGCTCAAGCTGGTAATATCATCCCGGCTGTGTTGACTGGAATGAAGAAGTTTCTTCCCCAGATGATGGAAGACTTTCGCAAAGGGGCTTCACGCTCCGAACTGCTACAAAAATACGGGTTATTCCCCATTACGCATGATGCTGCTGATGTGGTGCAGTATATTCCAACACCTACGGGTGCTGAGCAAACTAGCAAGATACTAGCTGGGCAGTCCTTTGTCAAGGCTCCGCCCGTGGTTCAAATGCGTCCACGTAGCGTCATGCCACTCAACGCGCTATTGGATCATCCAGAGCTATATAAGCAGGTGCCAGAATTAGCAGACCTCAGTGTGTTACAGCTCAAAAAAATGCCAGATGAGGCCTACGGGGCATACTTGAATGATGCCTCCTCGGAGCTTATGCCACGAAGCGGTAGGATAGAACCAGCCGGAAGTGGCCTTGAACTCCTCGTCACCGGACCTAATCCTTTCCAGCGTCATGGGGTTGCCGAACATTTCGAGCATGCCATTGGTCCATACGACTTAGCCTCGGGTGACTATAGCCTCCTAAACCATGAATTGAACCATGCACTGCAGTCACGTGCAAGGGGTTCATTTTCGACAGCGGATACAGACTGGGCCGAGCGCGTACATGAGATTGCTGCGTCGCTAGGGGCACAAGATATAGCACCTACACGTTTAATGGATCAATTTGACATGGCCTTGCCTCTAAGCGATATGCGGCCCGGTGACTTTAGTAAGTTTGAGGCCCCTAATGTGGGTTCTCCGCAATCACGGGCAGCCGCGCGGGCATTCTTAGAAAAGAGTATCAATCCCACAAATGAGGTTCGTAAGCACCTTAGGAAGGGTTACTCCGAGGGCGGTCACGTAGGCATGGAACACACCCGCAGCTCAGGCCAAGACGCTTCCACCCAACCGCTCAGCGGTTCCGCATTGAAGGCACTGGTTCGCGGCTGGATTGCAGGCACTGCCGGCTTGCCTGGAGACCTTGAGGGATTGGCGCGCACGCTGGACAAGTACACCTCGTTCAACCCGACCGCACGGGCGCTCAAGGACACAACCCCTGTACTTCCCACATCGGACTTCTACAAGGAATGGCTCCCGGGTAAGCAGCCTGGAGACGAGGCTGTAAGTGACGTAGGAAGCCTTTTTGGGGGCGTAGGAGCCACTAAACCAGCTGCTCTGGGGCGGGGAGCCCTGTCCCGTGTGGCAATGGCGTCTCCAGCTCCGCGTGCAGGCTCTCTAGCAGCACAACGCGGAGTCATCAAGGCTCCGGGCGGCAACTGGCTGAGCGGGAGCATTGAGGATGCACTGAAGGGGTTGAAGAACCCTTATGTCGATAAGTACAAGCAAGCTATTGTGGATTATGGCCCGGATAAGGCGGGCCAATATGTTGCTAATCCAGGGGTTTCTGCTGAAGCGCTCAACAACTGGGTCGACAAGAAGCTCGGCAACTACGTCCGCAACGACATGGCCACCGAGCGTGATCCCATTCGGGCGCTGGCTGAACAGGGTGTCCTTCATGTTGATCCTGCCCAACTACATGGGGGACGTTCACTAGTTCATCCGTCGGGTGAAGTGCTAGAAAAGCTAGGAGTTTCTGATGCGGCTAAAACATGGGAAAATGCGTCAGACAGAATGATAGCACCTGAGCAAGCTAGGACTTTCTTAGCCGCTAGGAATGGCGAGACAGGTATTCCAACAGTTGAGAAAAACCCCTGGTTGGCTGAAGTTCCGCCTGAAACACCGGTGTATGATTTCTATCATCATACCCGCCCTGAAGACCTCGGCTTCGACCACCTTATGGACGAACTGCGCAATGCAGTTGATGTCAATAGCGGCTTGCCTCCCCAACTGCGTCTCAAGCCTGAAGACCTCGCCAAAGTGTCCGTACCACAGGCCGTGCAGCGAGTGGCGCAGATCAACCAGTGGCGCGCTGACCAGAAAGCAGCTGCTGACCTCGCAAAGGCCAACAACGCCGCGACAGTGCTCCACAAGGACTATCCTGAGCAAGGCTACAAGTGGGTGGAGTTGCGGAAACCAGAACTAGACACCTCTAAGTTACCAGAGGGCTACACGTTAAGGCAGGTTAACCCTGCGGGGATTCCCTTCTGGGCTGGGGAGAGTAATAAGACTCCTGGCGTATACTACGGGCATGGGTCTAATGAGGAAGAGGCGCTTTCATCATTTTGGCATGGAAAATACAACGCTTACCCAGCTACTAGAGAAAGGGAAGCCATTCATCAGCAGCTTACTGACGCCCTCAAGTACGAAGGCGACACTATGGGCCACTGCGTGGGTGGCTACTGTGACGACGTTGCGTCTGGTCGAACAAAGATTTACAGCTTGCGCGATGCCAAGGGTCAACCGCATGTGACGATTGAGGCTGCCGTCCCCACTTGGGAAAGCGTAGACGGCAGAAAACTGAACCGTGA